AATCCTTGGCCCATTTTACTGCATTTTACCTCAATAATTCGGCTATCATCCATTGATAAGCCATCGGGAGTTGTTGATATGTCTACCACGACATCTTCCTTTAGATTTAACCAGTCTTGAATTATATAATTTTGCTGATTATCCCCATAGTCTTTACACATTTTTTGATTTACCAAGATGTGTTTAGCAATACCGCTCATTTCATGCTTGTTGCCGTACTCAATATAAGGCAAGGCCCTATCAGGCATAACAGGCTCAGTATTGTTAAGGTCATGTTGTAGTCTTCTTGCTCTTTCTGTGGGCGACATATAAAATTGGCCCGCAGATTTGTATTTTAATCCAAAAGCATAGTCTTTAAACAGACTACTTCTCAGATTGTAACGCTTTGGCAAGGTTTTGCTCATTGGTTTTGCCATCTTTAAGACCTCCTTTTTTTATTTCATTTGTAACAGCTTTAGATTTATCTTTAGCTGAATCAATGTTTTTAACACTTGGATCAGTTATCTTTGTTTCTGCGCTCTTTTCAGCAGCATTCCCATCATCATCATAAGAAGGCAATGCAAACAAAGACTGTAAACCATAGCGTTTAGCATAAGTTATACCTGCTCCAAGTGCTTGTGCGGAGTTAGTATCTCTAACAATTACTGGAACAGTAGACTCTATAGTTGCTTCATCTTCAATATGACTAATAGTTGTTTTAACCCATGTATGACTTTCACTAAATCCAATACTTTGTGTATATACAAGACCTAGTTGAGCAGCGGGTTCTAGCGCAGCTATTACATCTTCTAAAGATGAATAAGTTGATTTAAAATGCGGATTAGTACCACCTTTTGTTGCATGAACAGCAAGTTTTTGGAACTCGTTCATTGCTATTTTAAGTTTATTCATAATATTTCCTCAAATATTTAGTTAATTATAGAGATGATATCATATATTCATTTTTGTACAACCTTTTATTCGGGTTTATTTTCTGTTAAGATTATGTTAATTAACTAACTATGAATGATATGGATAATAAAGAATTTAGCGCTTTTATTGATGTTATAGAAAAACAATACCCAAGACAACAACCATTAAATGATGTGCAAAAAGGTATGTTTTGGCTAAGTCTTCAGAAATTTTCATTAGATGATTGTATGGCCGCTTTTGTATTACATTGCGAGAGCAAAGATGGTGAGTGGAAACCGCAAGTCTGTCATATAACCAAGTCATTGAAAAATACTGAGGTTTCTATAAGATCAACATTCAACGATTTTTTTAAACATAAAGAGGTCAAAGATGAGAGAGCAATAAAAATATATAAACAAATGGGCGGGAGAGAAATGCACAAACTTCCTGAATATGTAACAAATAAAAAAGAGGATTTATTCGTGGAGCTTTACATGGCCGAAGAATCTCAGGAAACTTTTGCCGAACTTCCTAATAAATTAAAAACTAAATTAATCGGAGTTAAAAAATGATAAGACTAGGAGATATTGAGCTTGAAAAGGCTCTTATAAATTGGAGAGAGAAAGCGGGAGAGTTAGCAGATGCTGAATCTAACTATCAATACTATGAATCAATGATGAAAGTTACTAAAGCTACTGTGTTTCTAGAAACTAAGGATCAAGGTTTAACTGTTAAAGATAGAGAAGCTATGGCAGAAGTGCATAAAGATGTAGTTAAATACATCGATTTAGTTAGGGCCGAGAAAAGAAAGTATCTCAAATTAAGACACGAAATAAATACTATACAAGAGTCTTGTAATTTATTTAGAACTAAGTCAGCTAATATTAGAGGTGAAATGAAACTTACTGGAGAACTAGGTTAGTGGCAAAAAAACCAAACAAAGAAACTAGAGAACATTATAAAAAATTAATTGAGTTTGGCTGCGTGGTTTGTAAAAGAGAATATGGCGTATATTCCACCCCTTGTATACATCATATTACTGGGGCAGGTATGGGTAGGAAAAGTAATTCTCTTACCCATGCCTTGCCTTTGTGCCATGAACATCATCAGGGATCACAAGGCATTCATTATTTAGGAAACAGGGTTTGGGAAGAAAAATATGGTAGTCAAGAAGAACTACTAGAATACATAAAGGAGAGGATATGACTTGGGATTACAGGGCAGAATGGAAAAGAAGATTAAATAAAATTATAAAATATTTTAAAGAACACGAAGTTGAGATTATAAGAACTAATGAATACATACATTCAGTAGATTTGATTTGTTGTCATAAAAGAAAAATTAAAGTTTTAAAATTAATTACTGATAAAGAAAACCAATACACATTAGAAATGGATATATTAACTAAAAAATTTAACCCATATTACCACGTTGTTAGTAATTTAAAACAAGCATCAGAAGTGGTTTTAGGTAGTGGTAAAATAGAAACACCTAGCCCAGTTAAAAGTTTGCATAAACATTTACAAAAAGTAACGATATTGCCAAACACAGAAAAAGATATAGCATTTAATAAATTTATACAATGGAGGAGAATATGATAGAAGTAGAAGATAATATGCGAATAGGTAATGCGGGAAGAATGGAAAAATATACTAAATATTATGATGTATTATATAATATGAAGTCGGGCCAAAGTTTCTTAACCGATGACTACAAAGTAGTCGATGCAGTTAGACACAAGGCTTGGGAAGAAAAAATACCTGTATCTTATAGATCAATAAAAGAAACTGGTAAGCCATTACAATATCGTATTTGGAGAAAATAATGAAATTAGATTTACTTACCATTTTACTACCAAAGTCATTAGACATGGGCAGCATTGGGAGTGGTAAGTCGCATGACTCCATAACACCACAAGAAGTATCTACTATACTATCCTATGCTGATCTTGTTAAAACCGAGCTTAATATTTTAATGGGGAAGTATTTAGAAGATGAATCAGCAACACACGAATTAATTAAATATGCTGAGTCTTACATTCAAATCGAGGATAAAAATCTTGTTAAAAGGATAGCACAAACAGGAATTATAGAATTATTTACCGATACTACTTGCTTTTTCTGTAATGGAACAGGACAGGTGGTTTTTCAGGATAGTGTAGATAAGTGTTTACATTGTCATAATGGCATATTCGTGTGGTCAGACTTTTCAAGATCAGCTATTATGGGATTAAAAAAAGGAGTGTATATGAAAATTAAAAAAGACTATAAACAATTAATAGATCATTTAATAGATGTAGAACATTCTGCATTAGAAAAACTGGGTGATTCATGAGTAGAATAAATAAAACAAGGTACGAGTGGATAAGAGAAAATCAGATAACAGGGCAGTTTACCAAAAAAGATATAGCTGTTTTAGATAGGCTAGATAGATTAGACCCTATTGAGCCTGAATGTGATAGTAATTTTCCTTGGGGGTGTCCTAATGTTACAAAAAGATACATCATTGATCAGGAAGAAAAATGTAAGAAGGCTTGGGAAAAGAAAGAAAACGAAATGAAAAACAAAGAAAAAATATTAACTTTTTTAAAGGATAAATAATTATGAAATGCTGGCATTGTAATACAGAATTAATTTGGGGCGGGGATCATGATGTCGAGGATAGTGAAGAATATTCTATTGTGACAAACCTATCATGCCCTGGTTGTGGTTCTTATGTAGAGGTTTATTGCCCTAAAGAGAAAGAGTAATGAAAAACAATTACTATTTGTATCGCTGTACAGTGGTCTTTAGTGGTTGCACTAAAGCAACAGATGAAAAAGATGCTATTGAGAAAGTAATTGCTGAGTCTAAAAGACTACCTGAAACAGTTTCTTTCAAAGAATCTGAAGTCAAGGTTAGAAAACTACAAAAAAAGCCTGAAAAGGGCCTATATCACGATTCTAAGTACGATTGGTAAGAAATTGGCTTCCATATATACCCCTAGAAGGCGTTTTTATGGGTGTACATAGGCAACCAGTCATGCCTAATTTACAACACGCTTCTCGGTATCAATTTGCTCGTTAGAATCAATTTGATCTGATTCTTCTTTCATTTCTGCATATCCTTTCATCTTTGGAGCAAAATTAGGGATAGTTTGCATTAAAGTATTCAATTCAGCAATAAGCTCATCATCAGATTTCTGATTGGTGTTATCTACATTTAGATTAATAGTTTGGCTAGAGAAGTTTCCAAGCTCAAGCAATAATTTAGCTGTGTTCAATTTAACAGTGTCTTGTTCTGAGTTTAATAATAAATCTTGTAGAACAGATATAGCCATACCTGATGTGCCTGAGATTCTTTCTTCATTCTTATCTCTAATTTCTTGCTTATATTTGTTTTTAAGATAAGCGCCCATTTGTCTTGGCGATTTATCTTTTGACCAACCCGCTTTTATGCAGCTAGCCGTTGCATTTCCCGCTGTATCCCCTTCACAAAAGTATTCTATGAATGCTTGTTCTTTTTCTTTATCTATTTTCTTAGGCATTTCTTTTCTCCAACCAAGATTGAATTGTGCCTGTCATGTCAAAGTCAGGCGTGTATGGAATTACTAAATCATCACGATGTTTAATCCACGATTTATCTAAAACTAATGAACCATCAATATCAGTTCCTTCTTTATCTCCTGTCATGTGAGATACGATTGTTATTGTTTCATCATTTTCTTCTACAACAAATCCTACAGAAACACATTCAGCTAATTCTGTTTCTAGTTCATTGATATCTGTCCACCCTTGAGTAGGCGTTACAGCATCTTTCCAATGTAATAGAACAAGTTTAATTGTCATTTTAGTTTCCTTAGAAATGTTAGATATTCTGCTCCTTCTTTAACCTCCCAAAATATCTTAATAAAATCAGGGTGTGTGTCAGGTAATCTTGTATTAAATACTGCTACTGCACAGGGCGACATCATTTTATTAGGTAGGTTTAACATTTTAGCATAGTTGTCATATTTTTTATATGAGCCTACTTGTACGCAGTGCATAACTATTTCAGAATCAGCATCTTTAACTGGCAGATAGCCACTAACATGAGTATGACCTGCCATTAATAAATGATCTCTTGAATTGAATAGGGCGTGTTTGACAATACCATGAGCTGTATTATACATACTATGTCCTTTAAAATTATGTGAACAATTTACTCTTATGTTGTGTTTAGGTAATTTTAATTTGACTCTAATGTTATGGGGTTGATAAGTTGTTTTAAGTGGTCTTGTAATCCATTTTAAAGGGTCGCCATCTCCTGACCACATATCATGGTTTCCAGCTACAATAAATAACCAGTTAGTATAATTAACTAACCATTCGGTTAATTGCCATGCTTGTTCTGCTGAAGTAGTTTGTTCTGCCCAAAGACCTGCAAGTTTAGTTCTTCTGGCCCAGTTATTTTGTAAATCGCCTACATTACAAGCATACATACCATCGGTTTCATTAACACAATTTAAGTGTCTGATTACCGAAGGCATATCGCAACCATCATCATCAATGTGAGGGTCGCCCATAATATACAAGCCAATAGGTTTGTCATCATTTATTTTTATGTTTAAAAACTTTTCGTTATTTTCTCTGTTTTCTTTACGATTAAAAGTATCTACTCTTAACTTAACTAAATCTTCTGTTGGTATTTCATCATCAGTAAAATCATTTTGTAATTCAAATCTTTTAGTTACTTTAGGTTTGTTTGTTTTTTTACCACAATCTCTACATTCATATCTTTGTGGTGTGCCAACAATATGTTTATCTTTTCCCCGTTTTATAATATGAGTTGATCCACAAGTAGGGCAAGTTAGCATATTGCCTTCATCATCTAACTGAACCACTCCTACATTAGTAAAATTGCCACCATGATTATGTAGTGCCATAAACTTATTCCTTTGTTTGTTTAATAAGATATTCGAGATACCATTTGGCTTTCTCTAAATCTTGCACAGGAGTACCTTTATATGGAAAACGAGTAACATATTTAATTATGTTTCCACGAACATAATCCATTTCCCAAGAACGAATGTACTCGATTGTTTCAATCCCCTTTGTATAATGTGCAGGGTGATTAATATTGTCTATCTTCTTTTTCTTCATCTATCTTTTCAAGTATATGTTCCCATGGTATAGGAATATATTCATTATCCCATGTTATACCACCATAAAGGTAGTCTTGTCTAGTTTCAAGTTTACCTTTAATTCTAAACTTTGCTTGATTATCAATAGATTTGATAGCTTTTATGATTTTCATTTCACGTTGTGTGAAAGGAATATTCATACTCATAACTAACTCCAGGCTAATAATTTTATGCAGACTAAAATAATTAACACTATAGTTAGAAGCTCAAAGATGCTAACTTCAGGCTTCAAATATTTGGTTTTTATTTTATAAAAAAACCAATTAAAAAATTCAGGCTTTACAATAATTACAACTCCTATTAGCAAAGCTAATAAAAGCATTTCTTGTATCATTGTGATAGAGGATTATCCGACCTTGCTTTCATTTCATTAACTTTAGCGTTTAATACTGCTATTTCTGCTTTGTTAATGGCAATGTCTGCTACAATAGGTTTAATGTCAGGAGCTGTTTTTTTCTCAAGTACAGCTAAACGATTTGAGATTTCTCCAAACTTAGAAAAACCACCACCGATAGCCGCTATAATTGAGAGTAAAACTCCCCATGTTTTTATATCTTTAAAATCCACGAATCCTCCTTAAATGTTCTTGTGTTCTTATAACTTCATCAATACTTTTTTGAATGTTTGTTTGATGCTGTGCCACAGAATCATTGTAAACATTTTGATTCTCAGCATATATATCTCGCAAATCAACATATTCTCTTTGGTCATAATAATTACCTCCATCAATAAATAATTGATTATTAAATATATTATTGTTGGTTTGTCCGTAATTGTCTAGAGAAATATTGCTTTCCATAGCTTTGGCTACGATAAGAGAAGTCGCAATAAGCCTTTGATCTACTCGTTTAAGGGTTTCATTGACCTTTTTTTCTATAGATTCTATTGAAATAGTTTGAGTATCTGCTCTAGTGTTTCCTTGATCCCTGCCTTCTTCCACCTCAGTATCTCGGCCTTCGAGGGTTTCTTCTCTTTCAGCAACTGTTTCAGTTCTTCCATTTCCTGATTCACTATCTGTTGTTTCTCTTTCTCCGACAGTTTCATTTACTTCTTCAGAAGCAACTGTAGTTTCTGTTTCAGATTCAGAAATATTGCTTTCAGTTTGTTCCACAGTTTCAGGTGTATTTTCTGCGACTGGAGCTTCTGCTGTAATTTCTTCAGAGATAATTTCTTCTGCAAATTCTTCAATTTCTGTTTCGCTGAAATTTTCTGTTGTTTCAATTCTTTCTTCAAAACTTTCGACTTCTGTTGTGAACGCTTCGATGGCCTTTGGTTCTTCATATACAATCTCCATAGGTATAATTTCTTCTTCGATAGCTACTGCAAATACTTCAACAACACCTGTGTTAATTTCTTCTGTAGCTATTTCTGCAATATATATTTCTTCAAACATTTTAACAACCATTTCAGGTTCTTCAAACACTTCAAAGACTATTTCTTCTAATGGTATAAATTCTATTGTTTCTATTTCTGTTGATAATACTTCTTCTACTTCTTGAAAGGTAGTAGCTATGTGTGATGTTTGTGTAGCTGACAATACAGTATCATCATAGGTCATCGTAACTGATATGTTATCTACATTAGGACCACCAAGATTAGCAGGACTATTCCCATCGCTGCCACTAATAAAAAGATTTGCAATGTTAGAACCAATCCCTGTATACGAGACACTATCTGTAAAATCTTTGCCATTAATTCCTGTAACATTAGTTCTCTCCTGTGTTGTAGTAGCTAGTACATTACTATCTGAATCTTTGATTTGTAATCTTATTGTAAAAGTATCTGCTGGTCCTGAGCCACCCCAACATCCTGACACACTACACTCTCCATTCTGTACTTCAACAGATGAGTTAAGAGTAATGCCATTGTTAAGCATAGGTTGAGTTATTACATCAGATGTAAGATTGAATGACTGTTCTATCGAGCCACTATCCCCAAACTCAAGATCATGCCCACCAGGACAACAATCTCCTATTCTTTGTGCATCTCCTTGCAATGTCCAACCTGTAGTTCCATTATTAAATGTGCCATTAGTAATTAAATTACCAGTTGTTTGACTGTCTGCTAGAACCATTAATGGAAATAATAAAGGTATTAAATATCTCATTGTCTTTCAGGCAAGTATATTTCTTGCTCATTACTCCCATAAACTGTCATTGGTCCTAAAGTAACTGAGTGTGTAGCACAACCAGTTAATATTAAAGATAGTAGTATTGCTCTAATCATTCCAGGTCATACTCGGTTTAGCTTGAGTACCTCCAGTTAATTCTTGTTTGCGTTTCTCAATCCATTTAGCTTTAGCTTTCTCTCCTATCAATCCATCAATAGGGCATGGCGTACCAGCGTCCATCATTGCTTCCCATACGTTTTCATCTTGACACATTAAAGATATTGCTGCGACTTTCATGCCTAATTTAGCTAATACAGCT